CGCGCCACCGCTCTTGGACGCATCTCGCATATCTTGCAATGCCTGAAAACCGCCTTTAGCCACGACTTTGTTGTATAGCGCCAGTGCTTGACGACCGTCGGCAGTCAACGGGGCCGGGTTTCGACCAGCAATAAAGCCGGTGATCTCCGACAACCCTGGATGATCACGCAGTTTTTGCAAATCTTTGATGAACGACTCGGATTTAGCTTCAAAGCCTTTAATGGCCGAAGTGGCTTGAGGAAACGCGACCTCGCGTTTTTGCACTTCTTTGGGTGCTAATCCTTCCAAGCCTTGTTGTTTGCGCTGCTCTTCTCGTTGTGCGATCTCAACGCGTTGTCCTTCCAAGTTTAAGCGCTGCCGATCGAGATTGATACGCTGAGCTTCACCAGGTGTCATGGTTTTACGCTGAGTACCGATTGTAGTCAGTTGTCCAGTGACCGGTTCAAACGTTCTAGACACTACTTGACCGCCTAGATCAGCAGTGCTCAACTGCGGCTTGTTTAGCTCCATGAATTTTTCAACACCGAGCTTTGACTGATTGATCAGTCGAGCAAGACCACCAGGAGTTTGCAATGCCTGCGCGATGCTTGCACGCGCTTGGTCAGCGGTAATCCCTCGAGCTGATAACGCAGATCCAATAACTGGATCGGCATGATTCCCTTCATGCCATGCGATATATTGTTGCGCCGCATTGGGATCATTGGGGTCCAGCGTCTCCAAAAATTGACGCGATTGTTTTAACTTCGCATCAAGAAGTTTGGTACTGGATTCCTCAGATTTTGTGCGGGCTTCGCGCCCTTCGTAGATGCTCTTTTCAACACTCGGTATCTTAGAGCCATACCCACCAGTTGCCATCGATTGACGTAAACGATTGATGTCAACGTCACCAGTTTTCGGATTGTATGCTTCCGCGTATGCTCGATTTAAGGCATTGGTGGCTTCTTGCTCTTGCTCAGCCTGTCGCATCTTCCTTTGCGCCAGCGCGTTTTCCTGTTGTGCGCTTTGAATCATCATGGCCTTACCGTACTGGGCCAGCGGGTCTTGCAGCTCAATGCCTTTAACACCAAGAGCAATTGCGGGATTGATAGGCATGATTTTCTTTATCCGATGTTAGCTGAATAGGGAGAGTAATCACCCAAACCCATTTGTGGCGGTCGGTACGAAGCCGAAGGATTCATTCGGTTTAACAAATCCTGGCCTTGCGAGTAGTTTAGATAGGTGCCCAAACCTTGCGTCAGCGCGTTAGCTCCACCCACATACCCCGAAGCGCGAGCAGCCGCCCCACTCGTCAGTGCTTCACCAACGCCCGACGCCATCTGTTGCCCCGCCTGACCAAGCTGTTGGACACTGGTTTGACCAACACCCGCCAATGACTGTAACGGGCTTAGTCTAGCTTGCCGCTCAGCCTGATAGCGGTTAAAAGCGTTCTGATACTCTTGTGACGCCAGATCCTGTCCGAATCGTTGCGCACCTTTTAACGTATCACCGGACAACAAACCCCCTCGGGCTGCCGCGGAACGCTCCAGCGCTTTCATACCCTCAGCCATGCGAAACCCATAACCCGGGTCAGCTTGGAACTGTCGTGTACTGAACGGAGTGTACTCGGTTGCTAAAGGTATTAGCCTATTAAGAGCTTGTTCGCCAGCTTTGCGCCACGGTTCTTGCAGCTCAAGTTGTCGTTGAAACTGCTGCTGTTGGAGATCGGCGGAACGATCGGCAGCACGAGCTTGTGTTCTCGCCGCGCTGCGTGACGCAAGTCCACCAACGACTGCACTGCCTACGACGGCTGCCGCTACGAAAGTCATAATTTCACCTCGATTTCAGGGCTTTTCACCTTGTTACCAATGGTGAATGTGGAGGCTGGGTCATTTTCCACCAACTCTGATTCTACCGCTTCAACCGTATCAGACTCAACTCTATGAATGGTCATACACAGAGCATCTGTTTCGGCATAAACCGCCCGCTTGGTTCCTGGCTTACTGCATAGCAAGAATGGACCAGTGATAGTCTGCACTCCATCGTCAACTGTGATTTTCACAGTACCTGACACCACCATGTAAAAGTGTTCTTTCTTATGGACTTTGCCCACAATCAAACACCCCGCTGGACGCCACACCTGACGGCAATACATACCACCGTGAAAAACGTGTTCAGTAGGCGGTTCGTATTGGGAATACTTTGAAATTTCCGATTGGATTGCTTCTACACGTTCCAACAATGTCGGCTGAAGTGCGATCTCAATTATCGAATCACCACCAGTCTCGGTCATTGTGTCACCTCGCGTCCACTGACTCGCATGTTGATCGAACTAGCGGTTCCGGCCAGGGTTGAAATGAAGTCGCCGGGGTTGAGCACTTGCCCCACGAGTTCAGGGAAAGTGTACACCTCAGACGGCTGAAGCATTTTGGTTCTGGTGATTAGATTCGAATTACCAGCGGACCCGGCGGTTGTGACAAGATTGACCGAGATTGCAGCGGCTGTGGTGGTGTAATTCGTTGCAGTGAACTTGTCGATGATGGTAGTTACGTTGGCTGCCGTATATTGCGTAGTTTGCGAATCTTCTACCACTTTAGCGGGAACAAGAACTTTTACAGTGACGGCCATTATTGGACTCCTTGAATGTTATCGGTGACCGTTAAAATGATTGACGGAATCGCCGGATAAAACGCAGTGGCTGGAAAAGTCGCCAATTCAACACTGGTGTCACTGACTGCGAATTTCCATTCCACGTAATCACCAGCAGCAAGATCCAAGAAGAACGAAACAGACGTGAATATCTCTGCGTCATTTCCTTGAATGCGAAGTTGACTGGCGCTGTTTGGAACATCTGTGCCGTTAATACTAGGCCATATCCAAAAGTTGGCAGTTCCACCACTTGTTTTATCAACTTGGATGCTGACCGTAAAATTGTAAATAGAATCTTCGTCCACGTAAACGCGTGATGAAGGGCTACCCAAGTACACGCCATTCGTCACATCGGTGGTGTTGAACGTAATTGCGTAAGCTGTATTGATGGCTGCGGCTACTTGAGTCGTCGTGTCAAGAAACTGCCCATACCGAGCGCGTTTAAATTCTCGCGGCGGAGGCACGACCTGCAACGCTTGAATCTGTTTTTGCAACTCGATGATTCGGTCAACTAGCGCATCACTTGAAAGAGCCGACCCGTCGAGTTGTTTTCGTAATTCGGCAATTTGTTCCGCAAGTGCGGGATTGAATGAAGATACATTCGTGAAGGCTGCATCGACTAAGGCATTGATGTCGTCAATAGTTAAAGACGGTGGACCCTTTTGTAGATCGTCAACCGACAACTCGCTATCGCCAGTCACGTCGAACAGCGACAGAAAGAACATGTACCATTCGCGCGAGACATTCCCCGTGCGCGAATCAATAAATGGGACCCTGGGTGGCGTGATGGGAACGCTTAGTATTTCAGGCATTGGTCGGACTCACAAGTAGTTCCGCTCCCACGATTGATACTTTTACCGGGTCCGTACCACTAACCTCGTAGACTCGGTCACGAATCTTAAGAGTCATACCCAGTCGTCGCCAGATCACTCGCCGATAAAACTCGCCAATCTTGCCCATGCTGACCCAGTGCTCATTAGACCACGTATGTCCGCCGTCATCGCTCCATCGCAACATGACCTGTGGATCACTGCCTTGTCCAACAACCAAGCCCACTCCGGTTTCCAAATCAAGCTGGAGGCTGTGTTGCGCACTGCGCTTGAGATTATTTTGACCCGGTGGTAATGCTCTCCACGACCGGAGCCACTTTTGCGGACTACCGTTATCTGAGAAGTCAGTCAAGTCAAGCGAATACACGTTGTTGTTTTCGTAGTCACCTACTAGCACTTTACCTTGAAAAAACGCCTGACAGTTGCTGCGATGACGGGTGAAGTTGCCGCTGTTGAGTCCAGCCCGCTCATGCCACGCTTGGGTCGCCACATCGTAAACCCAAGTCGTGTCGGCTTGGGGGAAAATCAACACATAAAAACTGTGGCCGTCTTGCTGATACGTGTACCCAATGGCATCCGACATATCGGCGTATTGCTGGATCTGCCATTCAACAGCATGAGTCGAAATGCGTTGACCAGTGTAACCATTTGCCCGGTACACCATTCCATGACCCCGAGCATCCTTGCCCAACCAAAACAGACCATTGTCCATCTTGGCAATTGAGTACGGGGCAGCGCAACCTAACTCATTGAACGCACCCTGAATACGCGATAGAGGGAAGTCAGCGCCGCCACGGTTGTACCAAACCTCAACCGAGTTGGTTCCAAAAATCCAGATCTCTCGATGGTCTGCAATTAACCCGACTACACCGTCTGGCGAACCCTCAGCACTTGCAAAATCAAGCGGGTCTACACTTAAACCATCTAACAGCGAAGTCACCCAAATTTTTTGGCTGTTCGGCTCGTTAAAAACAAAGTACCCATCGAGATATGAAACGGTGGTAGCGCCAGGAAAATCCGCATCGGTAATCTCACTAAACGCACCGGTTTGCGAGTTGTAGATATACGATGGACCATTACAAGCTACAAACAATTGAGTACCATTGTCAGCGATGCTGACGGGTCCAGAATTACCCGAAACCGGACCAATCAAAGTCACAGCAAGGCTGGAATTTACTCGATACAACCTGTCACCACTGACTACGTACAGATTGTCATTGAGCACCCACATGCCACGGATAGGACCATCACCGACTTGAACTTCAGACTTGAGTCCCGGTGCTCGATT